TGTGATGATCCCGCTAAAACTAAAAATCGATGAAAATTCCGGTGGGTTATGTTAGCGATTTGTGGTTTGAGGAATTGGCGGAATTTTCCGGTGTGACTGACATTGATGTCGTAGAAGATACGTTCATTCGTGAAGATTTGCCGGATGGGCAAGAAGTTACAATATACATGTCATTTAACCCGCCGCGCAATCCATATGAATGGGTGAATGAATATGTAGATAGTAAGCGAAGTGACGATGATTATTTAATNCATCACACTACTTATTTTGATGATGAAAAAGGATTTTTATCTAAGCAAATCATTAAGAAGATTGAGAAATACAAAAAGAATGACCTTGACTACTACCGCTGGATGTATCTAGGCGAGGTAATAGGCCTTGGTGATAATGTTTATAACATGAACCTGTTTCAGCCGCTTAAAGCTATTCCTGCGGATGACAGGCTTATTTTAATTGACTTTGCTATCGATACGGGGCATCAAGTGTCAGCTACAACATATCTAAGTTTTGGTCTCACTGCAAAAAGAAATGTTATTTTGCTTAACACATACTATTATAGTCCTGCTAATCAAGTTGTTAAAAAAGCACCTAGCGAGTATTCAAAGGAGTTGCGAGATTTTATGACTAAAGTAGTTGGAAACTACAATACAAATGTTGATATGCAAACAGTAGATAGCGCAGAGGGAGGGCTTCGCAATCAATATTATAAAGATTACGGCGTTAGCTTACACCCCGTCGCAAAAGGTAAAAAAGTGGATATGATTGACTTTGTGTGTGATTTACTCGCGCAAGGTCGTTTTTATTATCTTGATATTCCAGAAAATCAAATATTCATCGAGGAACACCGGAAATATCAATGGGATGTCAAAACAGTTAATACAGATAAGCCTGAAGTCATCAAAGAAGACGATCATACGTGTGATGCTTTTCAGTACTATGTAAAAGACAATCTAAGGAAGTTAGGGCTCAAATACTAGGGGGGGAAAACCTTGATTAACCAAATAATCGCAAGCGTGAAAGGAGTGATGCGGAGAATGGGACTATTGAAAGCACTGAAAGATGTAAAAGACCATAAAAAAGTAAATGCTAATGATGAAGATTATAAGTATATCGATATGTGGAAACGGCTATATCAAGGGCATTACGCTGAATGGCATAATCTCAATTACGAACACAATGGCAATCCGGTTAACAGACGTCAATTATCTATGAATTTGCCGAAAGTTACAGCTAAGTACATGTCTAAACTTCTTTTTAATGAGAAAGTGAAAATCAATATTGATGATAAAGCCGCTGAGGAATTCGTGCTTAATGTATTGAAAACGAACGGTTTTACTAAAAACATGGAGCGTTACATCGAATACGGCGAAGCGATGGGCGGTTTTGTGATAAAAGTGTATCACGACGGAAAAAAGAACGTCAAAGTTTCATTCGCGACAGCCGATTGTATGTATCCTTTGTCAAATGATAGCGAGAATGTAGACGAATGTGTTATTGCTAATAGTTTTCATAAAAATAATAAATACTATAAGTTACTTGAGTGGAATGAATGGAAGGGGAAGGAAGAGAAAGTATACACAATCACGACGGAGTTATACCAGTCGGACAATCCAGATGAACTTGGTGGAGAAGTAAGTTTGAAATTGCTGTTTAATGACATCGAGCCAGTTGTTCCACTCCCGCCGCTTACACGTCCGACTTTCATTTATATCAAACCTAATATCGCGAATAACAAAAACTTAACTTCACCTTTAGGCATTTCCATTTATGCTAACGCATTGGACACATTAAAAACGCTTGATTTGATGTTCGATTCATACTATCAAGAATTCAAATTAGGCAAAAAGAAAGTGTTAGTGCCTTCGAGCTTCGTTAAAACGGCAGTCGGATTCGATGGTTCAACTACACAATATTTCGACTCAACCGATGAAGCCTTTTTCCTTTATCAAGGTGACCAGGATGCAGATGGTAAATCAGTAAAAGATATATCTGTTGAGATACGTTCAACGGAGTTCATCGAGTCTATAAACGCAATGCTACGTATTTATGCGATGCAAGTTGGATTATCTGCTGGCACATTCACTTTCGATGAAAACGGCTTAAAAACAGCTACAGAAGTTGTAAGCGAGAAGTCAGAAACTTATCAAACTAAAAACAGTCATTCGCAATTAATTGAACAAGGTATAAAAGAAATGATTGTGAGCATTCTCGAAGTTGGAAAATTTATCGAAGCTTATAGCGGCGATATAGTTGAGTTAGACACTATTACAGTCGATTTTGACGATTCTATAGCACAGGATGAAGATACAACAATTAATCGTTATACGAATGCGAAAAATCAAGGTATGATTCCGCTGAAAATTGCTCTACAGCGCGCTTGGAATATTACAGATGCAGAAGCGGAAGAGTGGAAAGAAGAGATAGAAAAAGATGCACGAGCGGAAATTCCGGGGAATGATTTATCTGGATTGTTGGGAGATATTGAGCTGCCAGATGAAAACGCGGATGGGACATTAGAAGCTAGTGCTGTTGCAGGCGAAACTATTCAAGAAGTGTCACTAAACGGCGCCCAAATAACTTCATTAGTCAATATAGTTCAATCAGTTGCTAAAGGAGAACTTCCTTATAATTCAGCACTTGAAATGATTGTTGCTGCATTTCCATTTGACGAAGAAAAAGCGAGAAAGATTTTAGCGGATGCAGGCAACGGCTTCACTATCAAAGAGAAGGAAAAGACCTCTAAAAAGGAAGTGGATTAGATGGCGCTAACTCCTCGACAATTAGACTTATTTGTGCAACCGGTCGTTGATGTGTACACAACACTCGAAAATGAACTGTTCACTCTTATTGTTCGACGATTGAAAACAAAGAAAAATATCAGCGCTGACAATATACTTGCTTGGCAAATAGAAAAACTTAATCAAGTTCATGCACTAGATCAGCAAATGATAAATAAAATTTCCAAAGCTTCCGGCGTATCTGCTAAGAAGCTTTTTTCTATTGTCAAAGACGTAGGATATAGCGATTTAAAACAAGTAGATAACTATTTCAGCAAATTAGCCGAAGCTGGTGCTGTGTTACCACTTGTGGCTGACGGACAAACGATAGTCGATAAAGTAATGAGAAGTTATTTTAAGTTAGCACAAAGTAACTATAATCGCGTCAATCAAACGATGTTATCGCAAGCAAGACAAATCTATTCAGATATCATTCACGAAACGACACAGAGCGTCTTAGCTGGTTTAAAAACACATAGACAAGCATTAGCTGAGGCAGTAACTAAATTCGCTGAAAATGGCGTTCCTGCGCTTGTAGACAAGGCAAATAAAAGGTGGACACCTGAAGCTTACGTCCGAACTGTTACAAGAACAACCGTCAACAGTGTTTATAACAGCATTGAAGATGAGCGGATGGGTGAATACGGCGTTGATTTAGTACGTATTTCACAGCACATAGGAGCACGACCAACCTGTTCACTTGTTCAAGGCAAAGTTATCTCTTTGTTATCTGTTGAAGAAACTCGCTCAAAATACGGCAATAAATACATGTCTATTTACTCGCCAGAATTGCGATATGGCTATGGCGATGGAATTTTCGGTTGTAATTGCCGTCATCATCGTTTTGCATTTATTGAAGGCATTAACATTGCGCCAGACGAGAGCGAGTTAATAGACGAAGAAGAAAACAAACGCGTCTATATGTTGAGTCAGCAACAACGCTTAATTGAACGTGATATAAGAGCAGCTAAACGCAAACTGTCAGCTGCCGAAGAATTAGGCGATGAACTAGCAGTTAAAAAAGCAAAACAGGCTGTTAGAACGAAGCAAAGCAAGCTAAGAGCATTTGTAAAAACGCACAATTTAACTAGGCAGTATAGCAGAGAAAAAGTATATGCATAACATTCGACCTGAACGAAAGTCGTTAAAAGTCGGCTCTCGTGATCGTATCACGTAAAAACAACGTAGGAGGAATAAGAAATGGAAAGAGACTTTTTGAAGGAATTAGGCTTGGAAAAGGAAACTATCGACTCTATTATGGTCGAACATGGTAAGTCGATTCAGAACGAAAAGGACAAGGTAACATCAGCGGAAGCAGAAAGAGACGGGCTTAAAAGCCAGCTTGCGCAACGGGACGATGATATCGAAGCTTTAAAAACTGATTCCGGAACGAGCAAATCTTTAAAAACTCAATTGGAAACACTGCAAGACAATTACGAAACTTTGAAAAAAGATTCGGAAGCTAAATTAGTAGAAACTCGCAAAGGTGCAGCGCTTGATTTAGCTTTAGCAAATGCGAAAGCAAGAAATCCGAAGGCTGTAAAAGCTTTACTGGATAACGACAAACTAGAACTAACAGACGAAGGTTTGAAAGGCCTTGACGAACAGCTAGGAGCATTGCAAGAAAGCGATGCTTATTTGTTTGCTCAAGAAAGCGAAAATGTAGCACTCAAATGGGGCGTAAGCGGAAACCAAACAGGTGGAACAGGGGGACAAGGCGCATTAAAGCTGCCTAACCAGGTACTAAATGAGCACAGAATCACCAAATAATTATTAAACGGAGGTAATAAATTATGGGTTTTAATCCAGATACAACGACAATGCAAAGTGCAAAAACAGGTTCTATTCCGATTAACATTTCGGAACAAATCATTACAGGTGTGAAAAATGGTTCAGCGGCTATGAAATTAGCTAAAGCAGTACCAATGACAAAACCAGAAGAAGAATTTACATTTATGTCGGGTGTGGGCGCTTTTTGGGTAGATGAAGCGGAACGCATTCAAACAAGTAAACCAACATTCACAAAAGCGAAAATGAGATCTAAAAAAATAGGGTGTTATTATCCCAACGACTAAAGAAAATTTAAACTATAGTGTAACTAACTTTTTTAGCCTTATGCAAGCTGAAATTGTTGAAGCTTTTTACAAGAAATTTGACCAAGCGGTCTTTACAGGTGTAGAAAGCCCATACAATTGGAATATTCTAAAATCAGCTACTGATGCAAGTAATTTGGTAGAAGAAACTGCTAATAAGTATGATGATTTAAACGAGGCTATCGGATTGATTGAAGCTGAGGACTTAGAACCGAACGGAATTGCAACGATTCGTAAGCAACGCGTTAAATATCGCAGCACTAAAGATGGTAATGGTATGCCGATTTTTAATACTGCTACCTCAAATGGTGTTGATGATGTCCTTGGTTTACCAATCGCATACACACCTAAATATACTTTTGGTGACAAAGATATCTCCGAATTGGTTGGGGACTGGAACCAAGCTTATTACGGCATCCTTAGAGGTGTTGAATATGAAATCTTGACCGAGGCGACACTTACAACTGTGGCTGATGAAACTGGGAAACCATTAAACTTAGCTGAACGGGACATGGCAGCAATCAAAGCAACTTTTGAAGTTGGATTCATGGTTGTTAAAGATGAAGCCTTTTCTGTTGTTCAACCAAAAGCGGGAAACTAATGGCGGCGCGGTCGGGTGAAACTGATAGCGCGCCGATTCAAGACTTTCCAACTATGACAGTAGCAGAATTGAAAGAAGAGCTTGTAACTAGAAATATCGAATTTACAAGTAATGCGAAAAAAGCGGAGTTAGTGGCTCTGTTGGAAGGTAGTGAGTGATATGCCTTACACCACATTAGAATTTTATACTAACGAATATGCGGGGGAGCATTTGGAACAGGAAGAATTTAACAAGTTGTTAAAATCCGCAGAGCGAGAGATTGACACCGAAACAAAATATCGTGTGCGACAAAGAGGGATAGAAGCGTTTAGCGAATTTATTCAACGTCAAATACAACTGGCTACTTGTAATCAAATTGAATATTACAAAGAAGCTGGAGGGACGAGTGAGCTAGCTGTTTCTAAACCAGATAACGTGTCAATAGGTAGAGCGTCTATAAGTGATAGTAATTTTGCTTCTACTGCAACTTCTGTTAACAAGGGGATGTTGGGCAGTAAAGTAAGAGAGTATTTAGCGCCTACTGGACTTCTTTATAGTGGGATAGGTGTTCGCTAATGAAAGTAGTAAAACCGCCGACCAACGTCCCTCAATTGCCTCTTGACTGGCTAATTCATAACATTAGTTACGAAGCGTATAAAGAAGAAGATAGACACAATCAAATCGTTTATGAAAAAGGCATTGAGATTGAACATGTTCGTGTCGATTTTTCAAAATCAAATCAAATCGCTGGATTATCTGATAGTGATAGATATGACGCGATTATTTTTATTGATGCAGTGAACAGCATGAACGTGCCAGATGATTTTATAAGTAGATCGAGAATTTTTTT